ATACAGGTGAAGTATTAACGTATCCTGAGAGCCACCCCAAAGCGGGACAGGCACTTTTCCAACGGCGCTTTATCCCCGCTAAATTATACGACAATCCCTATCTAGCAGAAGACGGGCAATATGAAGCCAACCTCTTGTCCCTTCCAGAACACCAGCGCCGCCAGTTACTTGAGGGCGATTGGAGTATCGCAGAGGGGGCCAAGTTTTCAGAGTTTCGAACTTCTACGCACACTTGTGAACCCTTCGACATCCCCCCTGATTGGCGCAGGTTTCGTAGCTGCGACTATGGATACTCTAGTTGGAGCGCGGTTCACTGGTTCGCAATCGACCCAAGCTATGAGACCCTGTACGTCTACAGAGAACTCTACGTCAGCAAACACACAGGCAGAGACCTCGCCCTAGCAGTTTTGGATGTAGAGAGGGAAGAGAATGACAAGGTGGACTATGGCGTTCTCGACAGTTCCTGTTGGCACAAACGGGGACAGATCGGACCCAGCATAGCAGAAGAGATGATCATGGCGGGATGCCGTTGGCGTCCAAGTGATCGAACAGCAGGGGCAAGGATTAGTGGGGCAAACCGACTGCATGAACTGCTGAAGGTAGATCCTGTTACAGAAAAAGCTGGTATTATATTTTTCGAAACATGTCGCCAGATTATTGCGGAACTTCCGCTTCTCCCAATGGACCCCAAAGGCACTGACGACATAGATCCCCGCTCCCCGAATGACCACTGCTACGATAGCATACGTTATGGGATCATGAGCCGCCCGAAAGCCTTCAGTCTTTTCGATATGGCAGACAACAAACCAGAATATCGTTACCGCCCCGCCGACATAAGATTTGGATACTAATATGGCCTTAATGGACAAACCTGAGAATGAACCAGAAGTAGCCGTTGATACGGATACAGTAATCAGGCTGGAAGAAGATGGTGATGTCGTAGAGGAAAACCTCGAATATCAAAATCTGGTTTCCTACGTCAATTCTCAGTTTCGAAGAGCAAAGGATGCGCGGTTTAATGAAGAGGATCGGTGGCTTAGTGCGTTTCGCGATTACCGTGGTGAATATGATGAGCATGTTCAATTCACGTCCACTGAGAAGAGTCAGGCTTTTATTAAGATTGCTAAGACGAAGTGCTTGGCTGCGTACTCTATGGTCACTGATGTTCTCTTTGCGGGGAGCAAATTCCCCATTGGTATTTCACCTCAGAAGTATCCTCAAAAAGTTGCAGACGCTGTTCATTATGATCCTAACGCGCTTACTGAAGAAAAAGTTAAAGAAAAAGCGCAAGTAGAGTTTGAAGTCCCGCGCACTATTAGACGCCCCGAAATTGAAAAAGAACTGGGCGCATTAAAAGAAAAGCTCCAGCCTGTACATGAAGAACTGGAGAGTGGCTCTTCTGACAGTCCATCCGCAATTAATTTTGAGCCAGCAAAAGTAGCTGCGCGGATGATGGAACGTAAGATGCATGATCAGTTGGAAGAGACTGAGGCAAGCAAGCATCTCCGCTCTATGGTCTTTGAGATGTCTCTGTTTGGCACAGGTGTTCTGAAGGGTCCATTTGCCTACGATAAGGAATACGCGGGGTGGAATAAAGAAGGGGAGTACAGCCCCACCTTTAGAACCATCCCCAAGGTGGAATATGTAAGTATCTGGGATTTTTATCCTGACCCAGATGGGCGTAACATGTCTGAGGCAGAGTATGTTGTACAGCGCCACAGAATGAGCAAGACGCAATTACGTCAGCTTAAAAAGCGCCCCCATTTTAGAGAAGAGTCCATTGAGTTAGCAATTGATTATGGACCGTCTTACACAAAGGAATACTGGGAAGAGACCATTGAGGATACAAACCTTTCAGAGATCCAGAGATACGAAGTTCTGGAATACTGGGGGATTGTAGATCGGGAAGTGGCTGAAGAGGCTGATCTGGAGATCCCCGAAGAGTTTGAGGATAAAGATCAGCTACAGGTGAACGTATGGATCTGTAACGATCAGATCCTTCGCATGGTTATTAATCCGTTCACTCCTGTACGTATTCCTTACCACTGTGTGCCTTTTGAACTTAACCCCTACAGCATGTTTGGTGTGGGTGTGGTTGAGAACATGTCCGACTCTACGCTGCTTATGAATGGCTTTATGCGTATGGCTGTGGACAATGCTGCACTGTCAGGAAACATCATATTTGAGGTGGATGAAACCTATCTAACCCCAGGCCAAGACCTTGAGATATACCCAGGGAAGATAATACGCAGAAGCGGTGGAGCACCAGGCCAATCCTTGTTTGGTACTAAGGCTCCCAACATCTCCAACGAACTGTTTATGATGTTCGATAAGTCGCGCCAGCTTGCGGATGAAAGTACAGGTATCCCTTCATACGCACATGGTATGTCGGGCATCATGTCCACAGGGCGTACAGCGGCGGGGATGTCCATGTTGATGGGTGCCGCCCAACAGATGATTAAGTCCGTGGTGCGGAACATTGATGATTATCTCTTAGCGCCTCTAGGTAAGTCTCTTTTCAGTTTCAACATGCAGTTTGATTTTGAGGAAGACTACGCAAACGGGGATCTTTCCGTAATAGCGCAAGGCACCGAAAGTCTGATGCGCAATGAGGTACGCTCACAGCGTTTGCTCCAGTTTATGCAAATGTCAGCGGGTAACCAGATGCTGGCTCCAATGGTTAAATATGATTACATCCTGAGAGAGCTTGCTGCATCGATGGATCTTGATGAAGAGAAGATCCTTAATGATCCCCGCGAGGCAATCATACAGGCCAAGATGATGGCTGAAATTCAAGCAGCCATGCCACAGCAAGCCCAGCCTCAACAGCCCCCAGCGGGTGGTCCCCCCAGCCCAAATGATCCCACTGGTACAGGTGGCGGTAACATCAACGCTGGAGAGGTCAGACAACCCGATGAGGCTGGGTTCACTGGCGCTGGTGGGGGGGATAACGGTGGGCAGCAACCTGCACCACAGCAAGCTCCTAGAGGCCCAATTCAGTGAACAGAGAAGACTATCGTGAGTTAGTCTGGATGGTGAACCAAAAGGACTGCATGGACCTGTTAATTAAGTACGCTGATGCCCGAATTGAGGCGGCGAGGAGTAACCTCGAAACAGCTACGAATATGGACACAGTAAGTAAGCTACAGGGCCGCATAGCCGAGCTTAAAAGATTTCATACTTTGCGTGACGAAGTACTGAAGGGGGCAGAATAATGGGAGAATTAACAGAGCAAGAAGAGATGGCTCTTTATGAGTCAGAACTAAAGGCTTTGATGGAGATGTACCCAGAAGATTACGTCTACCCAGAGGACAACACCTCAATAAAAGATGTCATTAAGTCAGCAGCGCGTTTGGGCGGTGCGCTTGGCCTTTTAGGTCTTGAAAAGATTGGCATCGACACAGGCCCAATCGTTTCGAAATATAAAGGGTTTGCGCTGGGTGGTCTCGCAACCGCCCGTAGGGGCATCACAACAGAAGAAGGCATGGAGATGGCAAAAAAAGGCTTCCAGCTAGACGACAAGAAAGCTGACACAGACAAGGATGGAAAGCTTTCTGCGGATGAACGCACCAAGGGCGAGGCTGTTCAACGGGCTATGGACAATGATGAACTTGTTGAGATGGCGCACGGCGGGATGGCTTGCACCTGTGGTTATGGCGGCGACTGTGGCTGTGGAGAGGGTATGATGGGTCCAATAGGAACAACCCGCGCAGAGACAATGGACGACATCGAAGTGATGATCTCTGAAGGCGAGTATGTACTCCCCGCAAACGTAGTTCGCTGGCACGGCTTGAAGCATATCATGGATATGCAAGACGAAGCCGAAGCTGGACTTATGATGATGCACTCCATGGGCCTTATCCAAGAGGTAGATCCCAATGAAGAAGGCGAAGAAGCGGAACCCGATGGCGAAGATATTGAGGACGCCGAAGTTCAAGCAGCGGATCGTGCAGCCGAAGACGAAGAAACCTACGAAACACCCGAAGGCACAGAAATCGAACTGGCTGATGGAATGGACGTAGAGGAAGAAGATTTGGACATAGAGGAAATGGAAACCCCCTATGCCAAACCGTTTGGTGCAGTCACCAAACGTAAAGTCGCCATTATGGCGTATTAACAACTAGGCCACCCGCACGGGAGAACGTGTGGCCCCTAGAAAGTGAAAATCAATGGCAAGGTATCATAGACAAGAACCACTAGATGACCGCTCATACTCTGAGCAAATGTTAGCGGAACAGGCACTCCAGCGAGAAGAAGTACAGGAAGCGGATATGTCTGACGAAGAGAAAACCTTTAAGCAGCGCTATGGCGAAATACGCCAGTTCATGGCTGCTAAAGAGAAACAACATCAAGATGCACTTGCGAAGATGCAAGAGCAACTAGAGGCAGCTACTAGGAAACAAATACGCTTTCCGAAGTCAGATGAAGAAATCGCAGAGTGGTCTCAAAAGTACCCAGAGGTTTCTAAAATCATAGATACCATTGCGCAAAAACGTGCATCTGAAGTGATGGTAGATTTGCGGGAAGGTGAGAAACGTCTGAAGAGTCTTGAGACAAAGCTTTCTAAGAAAGATGCTGAAGCGACCTTGCAGAGATTGCACCCCGACTTTGGGCAAATCCGACAAGATCCAAAGTTTCATGATTGGGTAGCAACACAACCCCAGAATATTAAAGACAGTCTGTATAAAAACACAACAGACGCAGTGTCAGCCGCCCGAAGCCTTGACTTATACAAGTCTGACATGGGCATTCGCACGGCTAAAAAGAATGCAAGCAGAACCGCCGCACAGGCGGTCACACGCACAACTAATTCTGCTCCACCCACACGGGGCGGTACTAATTTTTCAGAGTCCCAGATTGCAGCAATGAGCGATGCGGAATTTGAAAAACATAAGGAAGCTATCCAAGAGCAACAGCGCAGAGGCGAGATCGTCTACGATCTTTCTGGCGCAGCTAGATAGTTTACTTTTGGCACAAAATGTGCTATAATAATAGGTAATTAAGGCCACCTAATTAAGGTCCACCCTTTTACCTTCCCTTCATCAAAAAATTCAGAAGAAAAGTCTACCGCTTGCACGGCCCCCGTATGGGCTACCCGTGTGATCGAAGCGCCACTTTTACGAACTTCTGGCCCACTTGCCATATAGGAGTCTTTTAAAATGGCATATGCAAAGGCGCTTGCCGCCACATCTTATACGGGTGCTAACTACACCAACCTCAACTCAGGTAACTTCTCCCCAACTATCTTCTCAAAAGCTGTACAACTTGCCTTTCGCAAGAGTTCTACAGTCGAAGATATCGTAAATACTGACTATTGGGGAGAGATTAGTAACTTCGGTGATACGATCAAGGTGATCAAAGAGCCAGATATCACAATCACTGCATATGAGCGTGGTACAAAGGTTGATGAGCAAGACATCACTGATACCGAATTTTCAATGGTCATCGACAAAAGTAACTACTTTGCGTTTGGCCTTGATGATTTGGAAGCAAGTCTGACTCACATCAACTGGATGGACCTTGCATCAGACCGCGCAGGTTACAAACTGCGTGACTCTCTTGACCGCGAGGTTATGGGGTACATGTCTGGTTATGCACGTAACTCTGGTGATACTGCATGGATTGTTAACTCTACAGTTAATGGTACTAAAGCAGACACGTCAGCAGGTTCAGATGAGCTACTTTCTGGAAATAAGCTTTCGATAGTAGACTTCGGCGGATCTGCCCTGTCAGGTTCTGCTGATGCCGACACGCTTGCAACAACATCTATCCCAATCGCAGCGGATGGTGGCACAGGTGCTATCACAAGCCCCCTCGCCATTATGAACCGCATCATGCGTAAGATGGATGAAGCTAACGTCGATAGTGACGGGCGCTGGATGGTAATTGACCCAGTGTTTAAAGAAGTGCTTCTTGATACCTCATCAAAACTCATCAACGGAGATTTTGGCGGAGGCGACGAGCTTCGCAATGGTCGTATGCCACAGCAAATTCGTGGTATGACCATCTACGTGTCCAACAATCTTCCGTTCTTTGGGACGGGTGGCGGCACCACATCATCCACGGGTTCACAGGAAAACTTCGGGGTCGTATTGGCGGGTCACTCAAGTGCAGCAGCTATGGCTCAACAGATCAACAAAGTTGAGACTTTCCGCTCACCATCGACCTTCCGTGACATCGTGCGTGGACTCAACCTGTACGGTCGTAAAATTCTACGCCCCGAAGCGCTGTTCACGGCTCAGTACAACTTGGCCTAATAAAAACAGCAAGATACTGATCTAGGCAATGGCTATTACTCTCGCAACAGTTGCAAAGAATGCCGCATTAGATGCCATAGTCGATCTAATCGATGTTGGCAGCGGCACTGCGAATATTCAGATATTCGACGCTAGTAACAATGAATTGGGTACATTGCCTTTATCAAACCCTGCGTTTGGTTCTGCCAACGCGGGGACAGTTTTAGCCAATCCTGTAACTAGAGATAATTCTATTAATACAGGGTTGGCTTCTACTTTTAAAGTTTTCGACAAGGCTGGAAATCAAGTATTTTCTGGCACTGTCTCAGGGACAGGTGGCGGCGGCGACCTTATCCTTTCCAACATAAACCTAGTCGTAGGAGATAGCGTAAGTGTCTCCTCATTTTCAATGACAATCTGAGGAGAAGCTCATGTCACTTTCCGATAGCTTTGAGACTCATACGCTCAAGTATCTCTTAACCAGCGATAGCGTCACACGCCCAACATCATGGTACGTTGCGCTTTGCACAACTGATCCCACAGATTCCGCTCTTGGAACTGAGGTATCAACCTCTGGAACAGCCTACGCCCGTCAGTCTGTGACTTTCACTGTGTCTGGTAACAATGCGTCCAACTCTGCTGCAATCGAATTTCCAGAAGCCACGGCATCCTACGGCAGCGATGTTGTAGCGGTAATGATCATGCCAGCAGCAACAGGCGGCACAGCGTCCGATATGATTGCCCATGCGCAATTGACCACAGATAAAGCAATCGCATCTGGCGACATCTTCCGTATCCCAGCAGGGGATCTGGACATCAACATCGACTAATTAGGAGTGCCAGATGGCTATTCTGACCGATTTTATGGAGCGAAAGCTGCTGGATCACATCTTCGGAGTGACGGAGATGACCAAACTCACGTCACTTTATCTGGGTATCTCTGCCACAGCGTTTTCGGAGTCCGATACGGCCTCACAGGCGTTGGCAAAAGAACCTGGTACATCTGGCACTACCTATAATGGCAACGGCTATAGTCGGGTCAGTGTATATAATAATTTCGAAGATACCTCAGACGGGGCTACCAACGGTTCACAGATAAGTTTTCCTCAAGCCTCCACAAGCAACTGGGGAAGTATCGGGTATTGGGCTTTGTTTGAAGATCCACTGCCTACCAACGGTACATCTTCATCTACCATTGATGCAGATGATGGTCAGAAGCCCCTAATGATAGGGTCATTCAGTGCCGCTGTGACGACAAATGTTGGGGATCAGTTTAGAATTGCTTCGGGTGATTTTGATATAACGCTACCCAGCGCACTGAACACTAGAACTAACTTTAGTTTTGCTAATGGAAGACTAAACCTAACTA